AAGATAAATTATTAATAAAAAAAGCAAGAACGCTAATGAGGCCAAGTTCCTTTCGCTGACGGAGCCTATTATGACAGAGAAAAAAATAGCTTGGGAAAAATTTACCCCAAATCATGAAGATATAATTAATCAAGAAGATGAATCAGATGAAATGTCTTATCTTGATATGGAAAATGAAGAAGAGGAAGATGGCAGAGAGTTAAATCTAGGGCATTTTTTACTCTCTAGAAAAGTGAGAACTCCATTTGGTATTTACGAAATTGATGACCCTTTTTCACCATATAATATGTTTGAATGCTGGATAGGTCATACTAATTTCAAAATTACAGATGAAGACTTTGAAAAGCTGGATCTAAAAATAGATGGCATTGGATGTCTTTCACTGATTTCTCCATACAGATTTTTTATAGGTATAGAAAAATTATTTACATTTCCTGTGGCTAGAATGCAGATTCAAAAAGAACTATGCAATAATTTGAAAACACCAGAACATCTAGATGATAACTCTGTAGACTCATTAATCAACACAGCATTTAGTAAAATTAACGAGTCGTTATTTTCAATACAAGATTCTGAGAAATGGGCGGTATTTATTGGAAATGATGGGACGATAGAAACAATCAAGAGTAGTGAGTTTCCATCAGAGTTAGAATATATCGAAACTTTAACGAAATTGAAAAAGAATAAAAACGGTAACATTATTACTTACGACAGTTTGTAATGGCGTATACAACTAAGGATCAGGAACTTTTATTTTCAGGATAATTAGGAAGCTGGTTATAAAGCTATAGAAAGGTATAACAATGGCTTTACTACCAAATACAATTATTTATGGTACGACGGGAAGCGATTCATCTCCTACTGAGAAAAGAGATGGAGGTACTGTAGTTGGTATCACATCTGCTAGTGACACTACTAATGGTCCTGTTACTCAGACATTTCCATTAACATCAATCACAATTAAACCCGGAAGATCAGTTCCAAAAGAACTATCCGGTGCCGCTCATGCGTCAAGTGCAACAAAAGCAGATACTGGTGGAACATTTGCTTATGACCAGTCTCAATTTATGATTAGAACTGTTGCAACAAAGATTAATAATCAATCAAACACAGTTCTTCAGGTCAATGGCACTCCAGAAAATCGCCCTCATACTCTTGTTAGCAATAAGTCGAAGGGTGCAAAGACATCAACTGCTCATAGAAGTGGTTACTGGCGTGCGACTGGTATTACTGGTCAAAGAACAAATTGGAGCAGTGCTCCTGCAACTAATAATATTAGCTATGTCTTGCCAACTAACAATGCTTCTAATGCTGTTGATCAAGGTCAATTTGTTACATATAGAAGTATTCCGGGTGAACTTGCTTATATGTATGGTGCTATTGATGCTGTATTGAAAGATTATCCAGCTAAGTGATTGATTCTTGACACTTTCTTTTAAACCCCTCTCCCGTAAGGGAGGGGGGTATTTGGAGATTGAATATGAACGCATTACCTTGGACTACAGATCTAGGAATTGTAGGACTGACTGTTTCTTCGCTGGTTAGCTTACTCTTTTATGTGATCATATCTAGTAACAAAAGAGAAGATCGTAGAAATGCACAGTTTCAAAAAACTATAAATGATATTAATGAACTCCATCGAGATGAACGTTCAGAATGGAGAGAAGACGCATCTGCTAGACAGGATAAAACTAATCAGGCATTGTCCGAATTAACAAAAGCAATCAATGAAGTTTTAGTGACTAGGTAAAAATTATGAGTCTATCAATAACAGCAACTCCAGTAAACAAAATTTCATATACTCTTGCGTCAACTAATGGTAATCAGACCGTCTCATTATCAGACAGTAAAAACATGAGTGTTGTTTATACGTATGGGTCTGGTGATAAGCAAGTCACCAACGCTGTAACTATAACAGGCGTTTTAACGTCTGGAGAGTCTACGCAAATTGATCTATACTCAATTAATCAAACTTCTTTTGATGCAACAACCAGCGTAGTTTTCACTGGCGTAAAAAATTTCACAGTATATAATGAGTCTACCACAGAGGGATACGACTTTGCAGTTCAGGCCACTGGAACAAATGCATGTACAAATTTATTCAATGGAGGAAGTGGCAACCTTTTAGTAAAACCCTACTCGGCATTTACATACAATGATCCATTCACTGGAGTTAGTGTAGGCTCCAGTCAGAGATATGTTCAATTAGCTGATCAGGGATCTGGTGTTACTTACAGATTAATTGTTATTGGTTTAGATTAGGAGTTTTAACATGAATTCAAAAGCGTTTACATTAAACGTAGCCGACCTAGTTGCACTCAGTAAGAATGCAGGACTTGTTGGCGTTGCAGCAGGACTAACTTATGTTGTACAGAATATTGGTACTGTAGACCTTGGAGCCGCCGGTCCACTTGTGGTTCCAATCATAGTAGTAGGTCTTGATACTGTAATTAAGTGGTTAAAAGACAACACAAAATGAGGTACAAAATATGGAATCACTAATAGGATTAGGAATGTTATTATTTTGTGCTTGGAATGGTTTTCAGGCATCAACTGTAGATGGATTTGATTTTACTATACGATGGTATGCTCAAACAATCATTAGCGGTCTTGGAGGACTTTATATTATGATTCCAAATATTAAGAGTATTCTGTCTAGTCTTGGCAGTGATAGTCCATCACTGCCAGACTATTCCGACAAATACCAGAAGGATTTTGAATGTCTTTCTTATCTAAGAGATAGATGTGTCGAAAATGGAAGTAAAGAGGGATTAGATTTAGTCATTCAACTAAACACGATTTTATTTAAAAAGACTTTACCATAAAAGGAAAAACGATGGGAAAATATCAGTCATTTGCAAATGTCCTTCTAGGATTATTACTATTATATTTCATGTCATCCTTTGCTCTTTCAGGTAAGCTAACTCCCGAATCAGCACCTCAACAAATTGTAGTTACTGAAACTCAAGAGTTGAAAAAAGTTACAGAAGAGTTTAATAAAATCGAATCAAGAGACGATAGAGTGCTTATCTATAAACTGTTTGCTGGTGCGGCAGAGTATCTCAGTAACTGCCAGACAATGACTGAAACAGCACAGTTTGATCCACTTCTAGGAAAAGTGCAAACTTCCTATGGATGGGATCGCGAAAGATACTCAGCGTTTACAGATGCGGTTTCTAACTATCTTGTTAGCGTAGATTATGACACTCCTAAGAAATTGGAAACTATAGATCAACGTAAGGATTTCGCAAAAATCTTTCAAGGTTTAGCAGAGGCAACTAAATATGAGTGACCTATCCCATTTAGGAGGATGGATAAATGATCCAAAAGGTGTAGATCTAGCAATGCAAGGCTTACCTTTTCCAGTATTTTCTATGCAGCATCAAGCAATAAAAGATACTGGTGCTGGAAAGAAGATGTTACTATATGACATCATTAGAAGGGTTGCCGGAACGTTTCCTGTGCGTACACAGAAAATTGGAGACTGTGTAGCTTTTGGTGCTGCTGGTGCTGTCGATGCTATTAAATGTGTAGACATCTACCTTAAAAAAGAACCAGAACTATGGGTAGCAGAAACTGCCACAGAAGATATTTATTGGGGTAGCAGAAACGTTATCGGTAAAGGTCGATTAGGTAACGATGATGGATCTCTCGGCGTATGGGCGGCAAAATATATTAATGAATATGGCTCAATTCCAAGAGGCAAGTATGCCGATATTGACCTAACCACGTATAGTGGCAGTAAAGCAAAGACTTGGGGCAACGCTGGATATAAATTATCTCAAGCGTTTGTAGATATTGTAAAAGAACATCCAGTCGTTACTATTTCTCAAGTCAATTCATATGAAGAAGTGAGAGATCTAATTGTTAATGGATATTCTGTAACCATTGCTAGTAATCAAGGATTTTCTTCAACGCGAGATAGTGAAGGGTTTGCAAGACCATCAGGTAGATGGGCACATCAAATGTGGATCTGTGCTGTTGATGATGAATATAAACGTCCCGGAGTTTGCGTTCAAAATAGCTGGGGTAAATGGAATGGAGGTCCAAAACGTCACGACCAACCGGATGGATCTTTTTGGGTCGATGCTGACGAGATTGAACGTCGCGTGCTAAAAACTGGCGATTGCTGGGCATTTAGCGGGTATACTGGCTTTAAGCCACAGAAACTTAATACGAGGATCATCTGATGAAAAAGAGCACGATTCTATTACTATTACTACTTGCTGTATTTTTTATTCCAATTCCAAGTAATGAAAAAACATTTGCTATTGATACTTCAAGAAGTGAGGGATATGTAGCATTTATTGTAAATGGAGACCAAGAGCCTATTGACAATGAAACAGATACTGCTACAACATGTGAATGCAATGGTGAAAAAGTGATCGTTCATGGAGATGGTCACAAAACACCATGTCAATGTATCAATTCTGGTGACGGGGTATGTCGTTGCGAAGCTACCGGCAAATCATGGGAGCCAGATAAATCTACTTATCCAGAGGAGGTTAAAAAAAAAGTGGAACAACAACCAGATGCTACAGACCAAGCCTTAGCGATAGAATTAAAAAAAACAATCCTATACTTTACCGCCTCTTGGTGCGGCCCCTGTCAAAGATTTAAAGCGACGGAATTACCAAAGCTACAAAAGGCCGGTCTATCAGTTGGCGAAGCTAGAAATGGAGTACAGGACGATATGGAAATTGTCGATGTAGACAAGCATCCCGATCTCTGGAAGGCCCACAAAAAGAATTCTGCTGGTATTCCATGTTTTATTGTTCTAGACTCGCAAAGAAAAGAAACATTCCGTACTAGCGGATACGTTTCTGGAATGCATCAAACCCTGCTAAGAGCCTTCAATGCAGCCAACTGAATATTTTGAAATTGTTCAACAAATCTTTTCACAAGATGGGTTGACAATCGGGCCTTTAAGGATACAATGTTCTGGAGCCTTATCGGTACAAATTGAAAGCGTGCAGTCCGGAATCAAAATTATTTTTTCTGGTCACAAGCCAAAAGTAACACTGCAAAAAATTATAACATTTTCAGTGTCTGTAAATGGCATCCATTTTTCTCAAAATGGCGGCGTTTTAGAACTAGATCATTTTCCGGACCTACCTTTCTCGTATAATCAAATATTAAAATAAATACAATTGACATATATGCCAGCAGCAATAAAAAACTGCTGGTATTTTTTTCCACTTTGAAGGACGTTGAATATGCAAGTAGTTAAAAGAAATGGTGAATCTGAGGATTATAACGTTGAAAAAATTCACCAAGTGTTAGAATGGGCAACTGAGGGAATTAACGGTGTATCGTTTTCTGACATTGAAATGAATGCGGGTCTCTCAATTTATGATGGAATTACTACACAGGAAATTCATCAAACTCTGATCAAATCAGCAAATGATTTAATATCAGAACAATCTCCAAACTATCAGTATGTCGCATCAAGACTACTTAATATGAACCTGAGAAAAGAAGTTTGGGGTTCTAACAATCCTCCCAACTTTCTGCATTTTATTCAGGTAAGAGTCGATAACGCTATTTATGATCCAGATATCTTAGATAAATGGTCAGAAGATGATGTAAATAAGATCTCTTCCTACATCAATCATAAACGCGATGATCTGTATACTTATTCTGGCCTACAGCAGATGGTGGATAAGTACCTTGTTAAGAATCGTGCAACTGGTGAGATTCATGAGACGCCACAATTTGCATATATGCTGATTGCCATGTGCCTATTTGACAACTTAAAAGATGTTAAAGAAGCATATGATGCTTACTCTACTTTTAAGGTAAACTTGCCAACTCCTATTATGGCAGGAGTACGCACTACGATTCGCCAGTTCGCTTCCTGCGTGCTTGTAGATGTTGGTGATGATCTTGATAGCATCTTTGCCTCCGTCCACGCAGTTGGACGCTATACCGCACGTAGGGCTGGTATTGGCCTTAACTTTGGTCGTCTACGTCCAATCAACTCACCAATTCGTGGTGGAGAAGTGATTCACACGGGCCTAATCCCTTATCTGAAAACTTTTGAGTCTACCGTTAAGTCTACTTCGCAAAATGGTATTCGCGGAGGAAGTGCTACAGTTCATATTCCGTTCTGGCATTATGAAATTGAAGACATTCTTGTTCTCAAGAATAATGCTGGCACTGACGATAATCGGGTTAGAAAGCTGGACTATTCTGTTCAGTTTAATAAACTTTTCTATGAACGACTAATTAATGGTGAAGATATTACGCTGTTTAGTCCAAACGAAGCTAGGGGTCTATACGACGCTTTTGCGGATAATGAAAAGTTTGAAGAACTTTATGCAAAATATGAGCGGTCACGCAGTATTACCTTCAAAAAGAAAATTCCTGCAAAAAAGTTAGCAGAGATTTATGCTCGCGAACGTCTGGAAACAGGACGTATCTATAGCATGAATATTGATAATGCGAATACACATGGCTCATGGGATGTTCCTGTGTATATGTCTAATCTATGTCAGGAAATCATCCATCCTACTAAGCCGGTTAGCGATATTGAAGACTCAGAGGCTGAGATTGGTATTTGTATGCTATCTGCCATTAATCTTTTAGAGGTAAATACTGATGAAGATATTCAAACAGCCTGTGCAGTAGCGATTAGATCTCTTGATTCGGTCATTGACTATCAAGACTATCCAGTTGCTGCTGGTGAAAACTTCACTAAAAATAGAAGATCTTTAGGAATTGGAATTACAAATCTTGCCGGATTTTTGGCTAAGCACAAAGTATTCTACCATGATAATGCGGCACTTCATCTTGTTCATGAGATAATGGAGAAAATCCAGTGGCATTTACTAAACGAATCTTGTAAACTTGCCGAAGAAAAGGGTACATGTCCAAAGTTTGGTGAAACAAAATATGCTCAAGGATTTCTTCCAATTGATTGGTATAAAAAAACTGTTGACAAACTTGTAAACCCTACTTACAATATGGATTGGGAGTATTTACGTGACCAGATCAAGAAACATGGTCTTAGGCATTCTACTGTCTCTGCTGTTATGCCTTGTGAATCTAGCAGTGTTATCCAGAACAGTACAAACGGAATTGAGCCAGTAAGAAGTCTATTATCATATAAAAAAGCAAAGAATGGTGTTTTAAAACAGGTTGTTCCAAACTACGCACATCGTAAGAACTATTACAGTCGTGCTTGGTCTATGCCAGATAATCAAGGCATGATTAATATTGCCGCAGTTATTCAGAAATTTGTTGACATGAGTATTAGTCTTAACCTATACTATAATTATGCGAATTACCCAGAAGGTAATATTCCTTTAAGCGTGTTGATCAAAGATCAAGTTTATTCTTATAAGATGGGAATTAAAAACCTGTATTATTGCAATACACCTGATGGAGATGGTGAAACAGAAAAAGAAACAAATTGTGAATCAGGAGCGTGTGCGATATGAAAACGATTTTAAACAAGAAGAATGTCGATTACAGTAACCAGCCTTTGTTTCTTGGCGAAGATCTAGCTCTACAGAGATACGATAAATTTAAATATCCTGTATTCTTTGATCTCTTTAAAAAGCAGATGGAGTTCTTTTGGAGACCAGAAGAAATTGAATTAAAGAAAGATCGCAACGATTTCAAGGATGATAATATCATGTCCGAGAATGAGCGGTTTATCTTTACAAGCAATCTTAAATATCAGACTATGATGGATAGTGTTATTTGTCGAGGGGTTCCTACACTTCTTGAATATGTATCAAGTCCAGAACTTGAAGCATGTATGAAGACTTGGGAATTCTTTGAGCAAATCCATAGTTATAGCTATACTTACATTATTAAGAATGTTTATAACGATCCGTCTGAAGTTCTTGATAGCTGTCTAACTGATAAGGAAATCCTTAAAAGAGCAGACGTTGCTATTAAAGAATATGACGCATTGAGCAATCTCACAAAGAAAGGATCTACTAAAGATCTAAAGAAACAGATTTATCTTACACTTGTTAGTATCAATATTCTTGAAGCTGTAAGATTTTATGTTAGCTTTATCTGTGCATTTGCATTTGCTGAAAATAAGAAGATGATTGGCAATGCTGATATTGTTAAATTGATTAAAAGAGACGAGGCATTGCATCTTTACAATACTCAAGAGATCCTAAAAATTCTACATAGCGTGGAAGATGAAGGGTTTATTAAAACTGCTAAGGAATGTGAAGAATTGGCCTGCGGGATGTTTGACTCTGCCGCACGAGAAGAAAAAGAATGGGCCTCTTATCTATTTAAAGATGGATCTATTATTGGGCTTAACGAAACCGTTATGCATCAGTATATCGACTGGCTATGTCAATCTCGACGCAAGGTAATTGGGCTACCATATGAGACTGGATTAAAGAATCCTATTTCTGGATGGACAGAGCCTTGGCTTAACAGTGAGGCTGTTCAGGTCGCACCACAAGAGCATGAGATTACATCCTACAAGATTGGTGCAAGTAAGAATGATTTAGACGATATGGATTTTGGAGATTTGGGACTATGACAGACGAGTATATTCATGTAACAGGATATGTTGATGATTCACCTATTGAGTTTTCAAAAACAGAAGGACTTAAAATGAGACAAGCCAGCGAGAAAGAATTGTTGTATAATACAGTATGCGATTTGGTAGACGATATTGTTCAATGGCATTATGATAGAAACTTAATTGATGGAAGTTCTGATAAAGATCAAACACTAAAGCTGCTACAAGAACTTGGCGAACTTTCTGATAGTGTATGTAAGGGTAAAGATGTCCGTGATGATTTAGGTGATATGATGGTTGTTATGCTAAATATTATGGAGCGTAACAAAATTACTCTCGCACAATGTTTAGAAACAGCATATAATGATATAAAGGACCGTAAGGGTAGGATGGTAGATGGTGTTTTTGTTAAAGAACAAGATTTATGAGGTTAAACTATGCCAATTCCACAAAGAAAACCTGATGAAGACAGAACTGATTTTTTGTCCAGATGTATGTCTAATCCAAAAATGAACGAAGAATATCCAGACGCTTCACAAAGGTATGCCGTTTGTCAACAGTCATCTAAGGCGTCTACTGCTGATCAAGTAAAAGATAACTATTACGATCAAACATTTGGTTCAACAGAAATCATCACTGATGAATCAAAGATGTATATTCCAGCGGAAGACGAATATTTAGACTTTGGAGAAGAGTCTGAAGATTATTCGATTGCTGTACAGTATGGCAAACCTCCAAAGAATGATCCAAGAAAAACTCCAGCACCTAAAAAAGATCGAAAGAAGGGTTCCAAAAAGAATAAGCCAGATAGTGCTAAAGATGATAAGGGTAAAATTACACTAAGCAAAGAAACAATATCTAAACTACAGAGCAAAGTTTCTGAACATAATGCCAAAGTTTCTGAAAAAGGAAAGGGCAGCAAAGCAACCCTTGGTCAGCTTAAAGCTGTGTATCGTCGTGGTGCCGGTGCTTTCTCCACAAGTCATCACCCAAATATGTCAAGGGATGGATGGGCTATGGCAAGAGTTAATGCCTTTCTTTATTTAATGAGAAATGGTAGACCAAGTAATCCTAATTACAAACAAGACAATGATCTTTTGCCAAAGTCGCATCCAAAAAGCACCAAGGCTGAATATGAAGAAGGGTCAATGCAAGTTGCACAAATTATGAAAATGCACATGCAGCTTATGGAATTAGTAGAAATGCTAGAAACTAAGCCTGTGGCATTTGAAGAATGGACTAAGGATAAGATCTCTAAAGCTGAGCATTTTATTGAGGCTATTTTTGATTCAGTTATGTATGCTTCTTTGGATGAAGATAACGATAATGATGAAGAAGAAGACGATGTTGAATCATTAATGGCGGAAAAAAAGAAGAAGAATGTTAAACTCAATAAGCCCTTTAGAACTCCAAAGGGTCCAAAGAAGTTTAGCGTTTATGTTAAAAATGATAAGGGTAATATCGTAAAGGTGAATTTTGGCGATCCAAACATGGATATTAAACGCGATGATCCTCAGAGGCGTAAGAATTTCCGTGCCCGTCATCAATGCGATACTAATCCCGGTCCTAAATGGAAGGCAAGATATTGGAGTTGTAGATTCTGGGAAGCTAAGAAAAGTGTTACAGATTTAACATAAGAAGCTAATACATGAGAAAAAAAAGAACAAGAAGACCAGTCAATAAACCAGATTTTAGACCAGTAAATAAAAGGAAAGATAAACAGTCAAGAACGGCGGTTAAATCCGTTACTGCTAAAACAGACAATCATCATAATTATATTATGTCGATTATTAATAATCCAATCACAATTTGTGTTGGACCTGCTGGTTCTGGGAAATCTTATATTAGTGCTGGGATGTTTGCCAATTTTTTGCATGAAGGAAGTTACGACAAAATTATTGCAACTCGTCCATTAGTATGCTCCGGAAAAGAATTAGGATCACTTCCCGGAGAGATGAATGAAAAGATTGCACCTTACCTAAAGCCTATTGAGGAAAATATTAAGAATTTTCTTGGTCAGGCTAACTATGGCCTCCACTATAATGACGGCAAGATTCGTTATGAACCGCTTGAAGTCATGAGAGGTGCAACCTTTGATTATTGTTGCATGATTTTGGACGAAGCACAAAACTGCACCTTGGATCAATTAAAAATGTTTATCACTCGCATGGGCAAGAATTCCAAGGTTATTATCAATGGGGATATCAATCAAACCGATTTAAGATCTCGTAGCGGGCTTGAAACTTTAATAAGAAAAGTTGGAAATATTGAAGGGGTTGGAGTTTGTTATCTAACCTATGATGACATTCAAAGAAATGGAATTATTGGGGAAATCCTGAGAGCATTGGAGGAATAATGCCAACATATGACTATTTATGCTCAAATTGTGAAACCGAGCTAAAAGATGTATACCAAAGCATAACCGAAAAGGCTATAATATATTGTATCAGTTGCGGAAATGATACGCTTGAAAGAGTGATTCATCCCCCAATGGTATTTGTTCGTCAAGAGGCAACTACGATTGGTCAGCTATCTGAGCGTAACGCTAAAAGGCTTGGACAGTCAGAAGTTCAAGAGCGAACACTGCAAGATAAAGATTCTAAAAAATCTGCACTAAAAGAAGCAAAGAAAGAAATAAACTCTCAAATCAATAAAATGAATTCGGAGCAAAAACGTCGTTTCATAGAGGGCGGATAATGGAAGAATACAAAAGTGTAATTATGATAGTTCCATACATTGGAACCGTCACTAATGGAAATACCTTGCTACAGCCTTTGGGTAAAGAAGAAGTAGATTTTATCGGCTATGATTTATGTCGTAAATTTCAAATTGAAGAAAAACATGAGTCATACATTGATTGCATAAAATCTCTTAAAGAACGATTAGAACTTATTTTAAAAACCGATTTATTAATGGAGGATATAAATGCCGACCAAAAAAACCAAAAGAAGAACGAATAGACAACCTAAAGCACAAGAAAATGTCGAAGCCAAAGCAACTACTGACGAACTTTCTAAAGTTCAAAAATTTTACATTGAAAGCAAATGCTCCAGTATGACTTTATCTGATGTTTCTTCTGATTTAGGACTTGACAAATCTGTAGTTTCATCGTACTATGATGAATGCAAAAACAAAGCTACTAATGATTTCACAGTTGATAAACTTATGAATATCAATTCTAAGCGTGGATACGCAGTAATGAGTAAAGAGGCTTCGGAGAAAGGTGATGCATCAAAAAAACGAGCAGCAAAAAAAGACACAAATCACATCCACAAAATCCGAGCAGATAAGTAAGCAGCGAGTTGCTCAATGCACGGAAAAGACTCCTTATAAATCTATGCATAAGGCTGGCTATGTAACGCCCGGAAATTACATTGCGGAGTTGATATTCCAGAAAAGAAATGAGTATTTCAATTCTGGCAAAAACGCAGAGAGTTTCTGGCTGCAAGGAAATAAGTTGCATGGTGCTTATAAGGGCGAAGTTATTGCGGCAAACAAACTACTGAAAGACTATCACGCCGACTCAGTAATAAAAGCAATAAAATCACCACAGGCTAAGTTTATATTGAAGTTATCCAAAAAAGAAAATAGGGATAAGCTAATTCCTATAATCGAAAAGTTTGAGAAAGAGCGTAAAGAAACAGAGATAGTAATTTCTGAAAATAATAAGACTGAAGTATCGAAACCGTTTGGGTATGGCAGAAATATATTGAAAGGCTTGTAATAAATGGCAGACGATAAGAAAAAAAAGAAAGTGGATTTGAGCAACGACAAGGCTATTCAAAGAGCCTTCGGTAAAGTCGTATCTAAAGGATCAGAGCTAATTCAAAGCATGGCAGATCTAAAGTGCATCACCGTAAGTCCAAAACTTGATCTAGCTCTTAATGGAGGAATTAGAGAGGCGTCTTGGAATATTATTTCTGGAGATCCCAAAACTGGAAAGAGCACAACATGTTTGCAGATTTGTAAAAATGCTCAAGATGATAATCGTCCAGTAATCTATGTTGATGGCGAAAGTCGATTAAAGGCTTATAATCTCTCTGGTACAGAAGGTTTAGATTTAAACAAAATACAAATTGTTCATAGTCCAGAAGATGGAGAGTCTCTATCCGCTGAAGACTTCTTAAATATTGCTGAAGAACTAATAAAGCGTCCTGAAAATAAAGGTGCTGTATGCGTGATTGACTCATGTTCTTCTTTAGTGCCAAGGTCAGAACTTGAAGAGAGTGCATCTGGTTCACTTCGTGCAACCCTTCCAAAACTATTGTCGCATTGGGTAAAAAAGACTTCGCAAACAGTAGTAAAAAACAAAATTATCGTATTGATTATTACGCATTATATTACAAACACATCTGGATACGGTAAAGTCAAAATTCCAGACTGCGGTGTAATGATTCAGTATCAGGCTGATACTAGAATTGATATTGCAAAGATAGAACCATGGGAAGAAAATGGTAAAAAGATTGGACAGCTTGTTCATTGGAAAGTAGCATGTTCTTCTATGGGTGCATCTGGAACAGAATGTGTTAGCCATATTAGATATGGCAAAGGTATTGACAAAGAAAAAGAAATGATAGATCTAGCAGAATCATTTGGCATCATAGACAAGGCCGGGGCTTGGTATTCAATTCCATTCTTGGAGGGCAGCGAAGAATTTAAAGAGCCTCCTAAGTTTCAAGGACAGGCAAAGATTTATGAATTCCTTGTAGAGCGACAGGATATTTTTGATCAAGTAAAGGCACAGGTTAATGGTATGCTAAAGGATGTTTAGAGTTACTGGATTAGATGGAAAAGAACATAAGTTTAATTATGCTAAAAATAAGTCTAGGAACTTCAGATCCAAAAAATCATCATACCATAAACAAGCTAGAGAGTTAATTAAAGAGAATTGGCCTACCTACTCTTTATATGAAGAAGTCACTCTGCCCGGATCTAAACGTCTTGGCAGAGGCTCTTTATTATATGCCGACTTTTTCTTGCCTGAATTAATGCTTGTGATCGAAGTTCATGGTCAGCAGCACTATGAATATTCTCCGTTTTTTCACAAAAATAAAATGGATTTTGTGCTTGCAAAACAGAGAGATTCCGATAAAATAGAGTGGTGTCGGTTGAACGAAATCAAAATTGTCACATTGCCATACAATGAGAGGTCAGAATGGAAGAACTTGATTCAACAGTCTCTGGAATAGATGGACTGGACAAATTTACAGAATGGATTGATAACTTTTGTGCGGCTAATAATATTGTAGAGTACAAAGATAGTGATGAATATTCGCACATATTACATCTTCCGCCAGAAGAAATAATCAGTTTAACATCTGATGAATGTTTTACAAATGCAATTACCCTGATGAATTATGGCGGTCTTCTTCAAAAGAAGCTAGATTTAATAAGTAGTCAGTATACTTGGTGTGTTGAAGCATTGAACTATTTGTTTGCTAAACAATGGTCAAACTATGACAAATTTCTACCAGCAGAAATAAAAAAGCAATCTATAATTTCTGAGAATACTTACGCACAATCTATTGAAAAGTCGCGTTTAAGACTGTATGCTGGTATTCAGATGTTGTCAGAAACCTGTCGTGATATAAAGAAGAGGGTTTCACTTTTTCAAGATTTAGGAAAAGCTAGGAGTTTTAAATGACGTTAACAGATTTAGTTGATAAAGTGCGGGAATTGCTCTATGATGGCATCATTGACAGTAATTGGGAATGTATATCAGAAGCATATCAAATGATTTCCGGAGAAAAAGTAGATATTCCAGAGCCAGAACCTGTGGATGAATTATCCGCCAGTCTTAAAAATATGATGGAAAGACTTGAAAAGTTAGAGAAGCAAGATCCTCCCAAAAAGAACAGAAGGAACGGTAGATCTAAAACCAAAAAGTCAGAACCTAAAGTAGATGAAAATTTCTCAATAAAATCATCCAAGCCAAAACGGTCGGTAAAGTCTTCTGGTCAAAATAAGTTTGAGTCAATGGCTGGAGTTTTAGAAGAGGCTGAGCAGGAAAGAGGCTTCAACAGTATTGATGACTCTAACTCTCCTAGAGTAGAAAGAAAGCGTAGAGAATATCAAACTAAAAGTGTTACATGCTCACAATGCAATAAATCCTTTGATGTCAATCCAATGTTTGCTAGAGAAAATTACATTTGCGACAAATGTATTTCGCGGAGAATTTGATAGTGTCTAAAGAAACCGATTTGAAAAATGTAGCTTCTGAACGTGCTGTTCTTGCCGGACTTTTACAGCATGGTAAGGAATGCTTACTAGAAGTTGAACTCTTCGTAAATGAAGAGAGTTTCACAATCGAAAATAACAAAGTCCTATATAAGTGCATTAAGCATTCATTCGAAAGTGGAGATGTTGTTGGTTATACAGAGATCCTGTCATCAGCAAAGAGTCTAAACCTAGACGAATTTGTTGAAAAAAATGATATGCTAAAACATATCACTGGAGTTATGAATACTCCGGTTAATATTAATAATGTCGCAGAGCACGCCAAAAAACTAAAGAGGCTTGAATTTGCCAGAATCATGCAGGGTAAGCTCAGAGACATTTATTTAAACCTGAACAAAGTTACTGGAGATGAGGACATCGCCAGCATTTTGTCGATTGCAGAAAACCCTATTCAAGATGTATGTCTATCCTTCATGAAGGAAGATGATCTTTCTCCAAAATCTATTGGCGAAGGCATCCATGCATATCTAGAACATATCAAGAATAATGATGGCAAGTCTATTGGTATTCCAACTGGTATGAGTGCATTCGATAAGGCTATTGGAGGCGGCTTGCGTCGAAAATGCGTAGACCTGATTGCTGCTCGTCCCAAAACTGGAAAATCTGTACTTGCCGATAATATTGCCTTGCATATTGCTGGAGAGTATGATATACCAGTACTTATGCTTGATACAGAAATGAGCACAGAAGATCACTGGAATAGAATCATTGCAAATAAAAGCGGTGTTGAAATTAATGATGTTGCATCCGGTAAATTTGCTACAGATCCTGAAAAAGTAGACTCTGTGACAAAATCTGTAGAGACTATTGAATCTATACCTTATGACTATATTAGCATTGCTGGTAGACCATTTGATGAAACACTATCTATTATCAAAAGATGGCTATTAAAGAGAGTTGGCTATGATGAAACAGGAAGACTAAATGACTGCGTGATTATTTATGACTATCTAAAACTGATGACATCTTCTAGTATTAATAACAATCTTGCAGAATTCCAAGTTCTCGGTTTTCAGATCACTTCACTGCATAATTTTTGTGTAGAGAATGATTGCCCGTGTTTGTCATTTGTGCAGCTTAATAGAGATGGTATTACCAAGGAATCTACAGATGTAGTTTCCGGATCTGACCGTTTAGTTTGGCTCTGTACTTCATTCTCAATCTTCAAGGATAAGTCAGATGAAGAAAAAGTTACGGATGGAATAAACAATGGAAATAAAAAACTTATACCAATTGTTTCCAGACATGGACCCGGAATGGAAGACGAAGGTTATATATGCTTGCAAATGGACGGCAAGTTTGCAAAAGTAAGAGAAGTTGGCACTATTAGAGAGATTAAGAGTAATGCAAACAACAATCAACAAGGATTTGCAAATTCGCAAAATGCGAATTTTGAAGAGGAAGATGGTGAAGAAGATTTTTGATTTCTTTGCCTTTTTTGAAATTAATGAATATTACGAGTCACATAACCTACTGATAAGTTCTTGTCCAGTCCATGAAGGAGACAATGTTACTGCATTCAATATCAATATTGACGAAGATCATGAAGATCACTGCGGTAAATGGTTTTGTAATACTCAGGGATGTCACAATGAGAAGTCAACTAATGATATTATTTCTTTAGTCTGGATGCTCCTTGAGAATAAATTCAAAAAACCTTATAAGTTTCCAGAAGTTATTAAGTTCTGTCAAGATTTTTGCTCTGGCGTAAAAATAGACATTTCAATTACTTATAAGTCATCAGAAGCACTAGATAAATTACTGAAAAATACAAGAAAAGTTGAGAAACTACAAAATAAGATAACAAGATCTACGGTAAGGAAACACCTTACCTTTCCTGCACAATACTATATCAATAGAGGATTCTCTCAAGAAGCACTAGATCTTTTTGATGTAGGATTATGCACTAGGCCCGATAGTCAAATGTACAAGCGTATTGTATTTCCAGTGTACGATGAGAATGATGAGTACATGGTTGGATGCGTCGGTAGAACTATAGGTAATGACCCTAGAAAATGGATTAACCAAAAGGGATTCAATAAATCCAACTTTTTGTATAATTACGGAAAAGCAATTGAGCATATTAGTAGAAGTGCGACTATAATACTAGCAGAGGGACAAGGCGATGTTATCCGTCTTTGGGAATCTGGTATTAGAAATGCCGTTGGAATATTCGGTTCAAAGATTAGCGATGCTCAAGAATTTCTGATTCAAAAGACCGGCGTTTCAAATGTGATTATTATGTCTGACAATGATAAAGCGGGTGACGCTTGTAAAAGAGACATATATGAGCGATTGAAACTTTTATTTAATATTTATACTGTGGAAATTCCCAAAAACGACATTGGCGATATGACAGTCAATGAAGTCAATGAACTAATCAAGCCTCAAATTCAAGGAAAATTTTGATGACACAGATCATTGCATTATGCGGTAAAAAGCAATCAGGAAAGACTACTCTTTCCAACTATCTACATGGTCATGAGATGAAACGCCATGATATTGTTGAAAAGTTTCTAATTTCCCCGGAAGGGGAGCTTGTGGTAAACTGTACTTTTCATGATGAAAATGGAAAAGAGTTTGAAGAACTTGGAGTTCTTGATCTACAGCAGCATACGGATGAATTTTTCCAATATGCCTCTCGTAGAATTTGGCCTCTTATTCGCGGCTATAATTTCGCAGATTCATTAAAAGAAATCTGTGTTATGCTATTTAATATTCCACCAGAATGTGTCTATGGAACAGACGAACAAAAGAATCAGATTCAGGAGCATCTATTATGGGAAAATATGCCGGGAGATACTAGCGATATTGGTCCCAACGGTAAGATATGTCATCATAAGGGACCAATGACCGCTCGTGAGTTCATGCAATTCTTTGGCACAGACGTTATGCGTAAAATGTACCAGCCAATCTGGTTGGAAAATTGCTTTCGAAGAATTGAAGCTGATAAACCAGAGATTGCTGTTATTGGCGACTGTCGATTCTTAAATGAGATTGAGGCTGTGCAAAAGCGTGGTGGAAAAGTTATTAGACTAACTCGCTCACTCTATGAAAGCACTCATCAGAGTGAAATTGACGCAGACAATTATAATAAGTTTGACGCAATCATTGATAATTCAAATTTAGATATTAATCAATCATGCAAGGCATTCTTGGATGAACTAATTAACCTTGGTGTCACCAAAAAGATCAGAGAAATGGGCAAGTACACCGCATCAATAAAGTGATTTAATATGATTATATGTTACCATAGAAGCAGTTCATTAGGCACGTTTGAGATGTGCGAAATGAAATATTTCTTTCAGTACGTATTAGGCATGAAAGATAAAACGAATAAAAAGGCCGTACTAGGTACGGTCTTTCATCGTGTAATGCAGGTACTGGCT